TCAATTCCCGTGCCTTGAGAGCCAATGGGTTTAAACGAGATCGCGTCCATCTTTTGCCCGCCCCCAGAAATGGGCAGTCTGGTGTCTGCTTCACCTGCAGCAGCAAAGCCTCTTGCGTCATCCATCCGGCTTGTTTCAACATTCGCCGGGATCTGTCCCATTTCGTCGCGCAGGCCGCCTGTTCTCAGATCCTGGCGAACACGCAGCTTGTCGAGCACGCCTTGCTCGACGCCGGAGCCTTCCAGCAACTGCAATAGCGGATCTTTGTCCCTCATGGCCACAGAGAGCGTGCCACCCTTCAGCTCTGCCGTTGGGGCCACTTTGCTAATGACCTCGCGCATGTCTTTCACCGGACGCACGCCGGGTCCGGGTTGGCCGAACAGCTCTCGCAGCTGCGGCAATGCTTTGGGCGAAATTCTATCCAAGCGCACCAACAGGCGGATGACATCTTCGATGTCTTTGGGACCGCCGGGCATCTCGCCAATCTTCATCATGCCGGGGTTTCGGCGCAGCAGCTCCATGTGGGACATCAGCTCGGGCTGGTATTCGGCCTCTCGCTTGGCACGCAACTCAGGCGGCGGCGCAGCAAGCGGCATGGCGTTTACACCCGGCGCACCCGTTGTCATCGCCGTCGTTGGAAACCGCTGATTGGCCAGCCGGTTGAGCATCGTCATTTAAGCATGCCCCCCAGCACCAGGTCGATGGCCTGCTGCAGTTCTACAAAGTCCGCTTCGTCCGCCATCTCAACGAGCTTGTTGGTGCCCTCGGGCAGACTGCCCGCTGCGCCGCCCTGTTTATACAGTCCCTGCGGCGATAGGAAGGTTTTGATGTCCCGCAGCTGCTGGTGGGACAAGCCGCTTCTTTTCAGCATCGACGCATAGGCTTGCGGGCTCTGACCCAGATTGAGCTTGTTCAGGTAGTCGTCAATCTGGCTAATCACCGCCATGGGCTCTTTCATGTACTGCGGCACAAACGTGGAGCGGTCGCTTTTGAGGTAAGATCCCAGCGGGTCGCTTGTTTTCTGCGCAGCTGCACCTGGGCGACCAAGTTTCCATTTGGGCACCTTCGACAGGATGCCTGCGCCCACTCCCACTGGCGGCTCAAAGCCCACCTGTCCCTGCTCCAGCAGGCGTGCCACGGGACTGGTCATGGCATCGCCTGGCGCTTGCAGTTGTGGCGATGCTTGCGGCTCGGGCATCTGGTTGGTCTGCCCTGCTCCCGTGGACATCGCCGTGGTCGGAAACCGCTGATTGGCGAGCCGTCGAAGCAGATTCTCATTGCCGTATCCCACGCCAGCAGGCATCAGCCCAACACCCCCGTTTGGCGCAACTTGCGTTGCGTTTTAATGATGTTCTCACCTCGAAACGGGTTTTTGTCGGGTGGCTTTTCGGCTTCTGAAGGCGTGTAGATGTGCAGCATCCCATAACGCAGCGCATCCATCGCATGATCCTCAGACCGTGGGCTAATGTCTTCCCGGTTCTTGTCGTCACGGGTGATGGTCGGAGCCGTGCGCATGAGGTTGGGGGCCTGCTTGCCAAATACCCGCAAAAACCCTCGATGCAGTGCCGTGTTGATGATTCGCCAACCGTTGATCTTGGCTTCACGTCCCACAGCCGCCTTGGTCAGCGACATCCCGGCCTCCCGGAACACATCTTCAGCGGTATTGGCCGTATCCTCGCCCAAACGACGCTTAATCCACATATCGTGCGGGGCATAGATCCGGTCGGGCTGGCGACCCTGTGTAAACACACAGGCACGAATCATCTCGTCGATGCCCGATGCATTTTCATGCGCCGAGCGCTCGGCTTCGTAATACTCGCCAATCACATACACCCGGTCGTCGTAATCGACCGTCAGCAGCAGACAGCAACAAGGCGCGTATTCGCCATAGTCGATGGCAGCAAACAGCGGCCAGTCTTGCGGGATCATAAACGGCTTGGTGTGGATTTCCGGCTCCACCCACTCGAAGAACCCACCTACCAGTGCTCGCCAATCCCCTTCCAGCCACGCTTTTACCAGCTCAGGATCGCCAACACCACGCAAACGAGACGTGTACAACGGGTCCGCATCCAGCAGCGCTCGGTTGTCCTCGACACGGGCCGGTATAAACATCCGGTCCATGCCGGTGTCTGGATCTACAAACGTGTCGATGTTGCCCAGCGTCTGCGGTTCATTAGGAATGCCGAAATACGCCTGCACGGCGTGGTGACCAGGGCCACCGGGGTTGCCGGTGGATCTCATGCGCTTGTGACGCGCCACGCCGCGCAGACGAGACTTGGTGCGGTTGTAGCAGGCCAAATCCTCCCATTCGGGCAGCTCATCAAAGCCAATCCAGCTCCAGGAGTGACCCAGATACTTGCTGAAATCGAAGACATTTTCCATGTGCCGAAAACGCAACACAGCGCCATTGGGCCAGATCCACTGATAAGCTCCGGCTTTCCAGCTGGCACCGGTAAGTGGGTAGATTTGGTGCGAGCGATGCACCAGCTCGTCCAAGGCTGGATAAGAGCGCCTAAACAACACGCCCTGCCACGCCTGCCCCTGGCTCACGTCCTGCAAATAATCACCCAGCAGGTAATCGCTCTTGCCCCCACCGGCTGCGCCCCCATAGAACAGCTCGTCTACAAACGCAGCACGAATGGCAGCCGATTGCGGCCCTGGCTGTGGCGACCATGCAGACTGCACCGGCACCGGCTTCTTGGGTTTGCCATTGCCCTTGGTCGGGTCTTTTGGAGCGGCCAGCTTGCCAGCGGCCGTGGTCACGCGGCAGCCTCTGAGCGGTTCTGCTCCAACCACTCTTCCATAGAGGTAGCACGGGGCGGGCTGTGGATCGGCAACGCCAGATCCTTGCCGTCTTTACCGGTCTGCTCCAGGCGCTCAACGTAGCCGCGATGCTTGGCCTGGCATTTTAAGTAGAAAATGATGGCATTGGCCTGACCGTTGCGGATCAGCTCAAACAGCTGCGACTCCGCAATGTCGATATTGACCTCCCGACAACGCTCATGGTGTTCTTTCAGGTCGGGATTCTTCTTAATTCGCCGGGTAAGACTTGTTCGATCTACGCCCAGCGCCTTGGCTGCGTGCAGCAGAACCCCCGCACACTTGTCCAGCGCTTCTTTAACCTGTTCCTCAGTATGCTTCGCAGGGGGCATAAAACACGTCCAAAATGTTGGCCGGGGTGAGCAGCCGGAGGATTGTAGGAGCGGCTTGAAGCCACCCACCCCGGAACTTCCCATGTGGCCACAGGTGACTCTCCATCACCCACAACCCACATGAGTCGCGGAAACACCCGGACTACGGGCGTTTAAACGCTACAAAGAGCTTATTCCTTTAAAAGCACAGACATTGCCCAAATCTAAATGCCTGTGCTTTTAAAGAGGGACCACACTCGGTTCCCTCCAATTAGCGATACCCGTTTACACGGTCAAGCAGTGCGCCATGCTAAAACGGTAAGTCGTCGTCCGGGTCGAGCGGCGGAGAGGCCGCCATCGCTTCAGAATTGGGCGTTGAACCCGGAGCCGTATCGAGAAATAACAGCTCCCGGACGACACATTCAGTGCGATAATGCTTGTTGCCGGAATCATCATCCCAGGTGCGCGTTTGCCAGCGGCCCAGCACATAGAGCTTGGCCCCCTTCTTACAATACTGCGTCACGACCTCAGACAGCCGACCCCATATAACAAGAGGCACCCACTCAACCCGAGACTTGCGGTCGTCGCCAGTGCCCCACTCCTCATTAACGGCCAACGACACGTTACACACCGTGCTGTTGCCTGCCTGCTTTAACTCCGGGTCTGCACCCAGATTTCCAATAAAAGTGCAGACGTTTATGCCTCTTGCCATCCTCCTTCCATTTCTGCTCCCATTTCCTCCTTGTTCAACGCTTTTTTAACGAATCTCACGCTTAAATGGCGAAACGGGCATGCTCTTTGAATAAATGCCCGCCATTTTCTTGCGTGGCGACCCTATGACTCCTCAGTGCCTGGCTGCACCTCGTCGTCAAACTCCGCCAGCACCTGCTGCGTGGCCTGCTGAGCCTGTTCCACCCGCTGGGAAGCCAAAACCACCAGTGGAGCCGCCTCCACGTCCTTCGGCACCAGCTCATCAAGCCGATTGCACAGATTCTCCCAGGCTTCTATCTCCTGCGACTGAGCTTCGCATAGCCGTAAAGCGCTCTGCGCACGTTCTTGCCACGTTTTTACCAAAAATTACCACCTCTCAGCTCTTTTCAAATTCTTTTAGAACTCTTTTATGATCCCCAGGACATCCGTGTCCGGGGTCCGAGGACAGGGGTGTCCTGGGTGAGGCGACATTCGTGTCTGGGGCTGCTGGGACAAACCTGGCAGGGCTTGCGACGGCAATCAAACGACGCCTTTTAACGGGATAAGGAATTTCATGGCCTGAAATCCTTGTCCCGGCACCTCTCAGCTGAAAAGAATCACAGGGAGAAGAACAGCCCCCATAAGGACCGGATGAATCGTTGCCCTTGTCCGCTTTACGCAGACGACTGCCCCTCTCCCTGCTATCTCCGTTCCTTTGCTCAAGGCTTGAAGAGAATGATCGGAGTCCGCTTGCCCACCCAAGCGCCGCTCAGGTTGAAGTCAATCCACTCCCTGGCCTCGTCATAGCCCATACCCTGCTGCATAAAGCATTCGAGCAACTTCTCGTCGTCGTATACGGCAACAGGAGGGCAACCACACCGCTCGCCAACGCCCACCAAAGCCTCATCGCAGCCCTCCCAGAAGGCGATCTCCTCGTCGTAGGCGGCAATCTCGTCCCTGGTGACACACATCGGCTCTCCTTCCCCTCTCGTCTCTTAGGAGTACAATTTGACCGTGGTAACCGGCCCGGAACCGGGGGGTCGCGTGCGGCTTCACCTTCGCCCACCGCCAAACTCGCCAGCCAGACAGCCAGGCACGAGCCAAACCCTTGCAGCACAACCACTTAGCCCGTGCACTCAAGCTGGGCCAGCTTGAGTGCACGGGCTAAGTGGTTGTGCTGCAAGGGCTTAGCTCGTGCCTGGCTGTCTGGCTGGTGAGTTTGGCGGTGGGCG